GGTACTGTAGTGTTTATTATCTATATTATTTCAAACCTATATTATTTAATTGAAGAGCTTAAACTCTGTTTATCTTATCTAACTTAAAAAGGAATTATCCATGAAAAAATTAGCTATTTTATTTTCTTTGTTTGTCGTAGGTTGTGCTACTAAACAACCTGTACCTACAGAAGAACCAAAGCCAGAAACAATTGTTCATGTACAGATTACAGAAGATGCTGGTTATCTCTGTAAAGATAATCATACTGCGTCATGTAATCTATTACGCAATTACTGCATGAAAAATAACAATACTGATGAAGATTGTTTGGAATTCAATAAAGCCGTGGAGAGTAATAATGAATGATTTAATCTTACCAGAAATATTGAAACATCCTTTTGCATTAAGAAAAGATGTTCAGGTAATCGATCATGTATCGTTTCTACTTAGTCAGGTATCTGTAGATATCGTCAAAAACTTAATCCAAAAAGAATTTGGATTAGACATCAATCCATTTAAGCCATATTCTGTAACTGTTTGCTATTCTAAGAATAGATTAAACATTTATCCATTTACTTTACTCTCATTTGAGTTTACTGAATTCTACACAATAGATCCAACAACCTTACCGATACTAAATAAAGTATCTATTAAAACAATCAAGGATGTTAATGGTATCCCAATCGATGTGTTGGTTATAGATTCTATCAAAGAAGCTGAATTTAAAACCATCCACAATAAGTATATCTCGCAATATACGGCCGAATGGAGTCAAGGTGAGTATATCCCTTACATCGAAGTTTGTCGCCCGTCTGTGCTCAATCTGGAGCAAGAGAGAGTACTTAGCAATGACCCACATGTATATTTAGCTTTTGATACTGTGCGTTATATGCGATTTGGTGAAATCATTAAATAGTCTAAAACTCTATAAACTAACTAAAAAGGAATTTTCAATGAATAAAATTTACTCAGCTAAAACTTTACGTGAAATCATCGAATCTCTCTTCACTATCGATGAAGAAAACAAAGTTTTCACAAAGAACGAAATCACTGATAAAGTAGCCAACAAAGTATGGCGTTTCCATTACATTAGTCTGATTTCAATCCTCAAAGCTTTTCCAGATTCCAATATTGTAAATTTCGCTTTATTGGATTTTGAAATTGCGATCAGACAATTCGCAAGAGATATGTCTGAAAGAGGTTTTAAGAACCCAATAGCTACAGGAAGTAATTTCTTGGTGATCGGTTTTGAAAATGAAAGTGATGTCATTGATTCTTCAACAGGAGGATGGTCAGTAGTAGCCTTCGATCCGTACAAAGAAGCATCGAATCATGTATTTGGTGTAATCGAAAAACCGGAACAAAAAGTATTTCCGATTTTTGACTCTCTTCCAGAAGCAGAAAGTTTCCGAAGAAAGACTGAAGAATTCTACGGTACAAAACAAACTCTGGTTTATTTTGATCTCAACAACTATCTAAATCCATTTGCTGTAAGCAACTATGGTGTAGGTTTTGTTGATGATGATCGGTTGGATAATGAAGTTGTGATTGACTTGTCGGAATGTGAGAATGGAGACATCATTAAGTTTAGTGATGAAATTTCTATTCAGAAAACCGATGATTGGGATTATTGTTACTATGCCGGTCGCTTCAAGAAAGTAAGTAAAGGAATGATCCACACCAACTTATACACCAATCGTAATAATGTTAGTGGTTACTTAGTCATTACTAAAAATGGCACTAATCTGGTATCAGCTGGTGGTCGTAGTTTGGTCAATATAGAAATCTTTAAAGACTTCATGCGTGAATACCATAAAGGTAAATTCCCAAGTGGAGAAATTAAAGCAATCTATGTTTGGGATCTTTCTGAGAAGTTTGCTGAATTCGTTAGAAAAGGATACGATCAAGAATGTTCAATCGGTAAAGCATACTACTCTCTAATTTATTACATCCGTACTGCAAGATTCATCAATAACCAATATGGTCTATCTGTTTCTATACTTACCGATGACGATGATGGAACGTTGATATTGGTGGATAATTCAGAAGACGGTACTCCTTACGATGTTAACACATTGAGATTCTTTGATGATTATGGATGGTGTGGTGATATTAATCATCTAAAACCAGAACACTCTGTTGATAAGGTAGTGGGTCTAGGTGATAATGCTGTTCATCTTTATTACCGAAATTTCTTACCGAAAGTCTAATTTAATCTAGATAGAGGGATTAGGGATTCTTTTCTGTAAATAAAGTATATGAGTTTTAGATATATTTTTAAATACAGAAAGGAATTTCTACATGGGTATCTTTGATGCAGTTTATGGTTTTTTAAATAAGTATGTTTTCTCAAATGCTAAATTAATATTGGTGATGTTTATTCTATTAATGCTTTATAGAATAGATATTATCAGTAAGCATAATGAAGAACTAAACCATAAGCTTGAGGTTGTTAATGTTGAGTTAAAAGGTAAAGAAGAACAGATTAAGTTGCTTGAAGAAAAAGCAGCGACTCAAGATCAACTCATTACCAATTACAAACAATCTATTTTCGATCATCAAGCGAAGATTGCTGAAATTGAAAAATCTGCAAATGAACACACTAAGGCTTTGGTTAATGTCTTAGATAAAGATCCTTGGGCTAATACCCCTATTTCTCCAGAGACTAAAGAAATCTTAAACAGGAAGAAAACAAAATGAAATATTTAGCACTATTAGGTACTTTGATACTCGTAGCCTGTGCGCCAGTAACAAAAGAAGTGAAAGTATTTTCACCCATCCCTATTGAATGTGATCTCACTCAAGTCTGTACCGACAAAGAGTATCCTCTAAACACTAATCGTGATTTGGCATTGGCTTATACCGATACTAAAACCGAATTGGCATATTGCTCAGAACACCTGCAATCTTTACAAGCATGTGTTCGTAATGCGAATGCCATCCTAACAAAAGAAAAGGACACTGATGAGAAAGCCTCGATTCAAACGCCAAGCAAGAACTAATCGCTCACGTCGTATCTGGTTTATGCTGGAACGATTTCGTCAAGAGCGAAAAGAAAAAGAAAATCAGTAATGACTCTCTCCTCTGCCAATTAAGGTAGAGGAGAGTAGTTCTTATAATGTATTTATTTTTCTTTACTTTATCATTCTAGATTATTTCAGATATATACTATTAACATGAACCTGATAGAGAAATCTATCGAAACTATTCCGCTCTAATATTACTTCCATGAAATATTAGAGTATTTAATTAACCCTTGTATAGGAGATGAGATCATGGAAAACAAAAAATACGAACTGGTTAAAGAAGACAGCATCGTTGTAGATGGCTTCAAGCTTTTCCGCATTCGTGCATTGAAAGACTTCTTTGTCATCAAGGCCGGTGATCTAGGCGGTTACGTAGAATCTGAAGACAACCTCTCTCACGAGGGTTATGCTTGGGTTTTCGACGAAGCCAAAGTCTATGGCGGCAGCAAGGTATTCGGTAATGCCCGAATTGCTCACAACGCTACTGTCAATCAACATAGCAAAGTCTCTGGCTTTGCTAGGGTCAATGGCTCGGCACTTGTCACTCACTTCAGCCGTATCGAAGACGAGGCAGAGGTCGGCGGGGACGCTGTTGTAGAGTCATCAGACATCTGCGACAACGCTCGTGTATTCGAGGATGCTCGCGTCCATAGCCACTCAGTCTTGAAAGATTACAGTGCCGTCTTCGGCAACGCTGTTCTCAACGAGGCTGTATTGTACGGCAATAGTGTAGTTTACGATAAGGCATACGTCGGAAAGATGATGTTCCTCCGATCCGTAGAGGTATGCGGTAATAGTGTCGTAACTGGCGAGACATTTATATCCGATACTCGTATTGGATAGTAAGAAAAGATTCCTGATAGTAATATCGTCAGGAATCTTTTTTTTTTGCTTTGTTACTAAATTATTTCAAACTTATACTATTAACATGAATCAGGTACTTCTTCTAAAAGCTATCTGAACTTTTTATCTTCTAGGAAACTAGATTTACTAACCTACTTTAAAGGAAATTTAACATGTCATTTGACTTACTCGAAAAATACAATCAGCTAAATGAAACAGCTAAGAGTGCTGTAGATAAACAGTGCGATGAAATCTTGGAAGTGTTATTTGGCGAAGATGGCTCTATTGATTATAAAGATCCAAAACAACTGACTAACCTGACATCACACCCATACATGTTTTCAGGTATCTTGGGTATTTCTTACAATTATATCGCACAGTCTGTTCAAGTACCCTATAACGAGCAAGCACAACATCTCGCTTGTGGGCCTCATGAATTCTCTGCAGCAGTATACATGAAAGTAATTCATGAAGTGCAAGAGAAAGGTTACAAAACCATCGCAATTGGTAATTTCGGTTCCATCGTTTTAGATAAAAACTTTGGCATCATTGCGACTCAAGAAAATGCATATCCTTACGATTACCAACCTAATCAAAATAACTTTGTGTATGGTTTCGTTTCTGATAATACTGATGGCAAAGAAATCATTGTTGGCTTTGTTGATTATCGTATCGCTAAGCATATTGTCGATAATGCCAATAAACAAGGTGGTAATCTGTCTTTGATTGCTATTGACTTGAATCGTTTGGATTACGAATACTTCGCAAGTTATAGCGATATAGAAGGTAAGGTACATTCACCAATTACTACTATGGCTATTGGCAGTACTACTATCGGTTACATCATTAACAAAGAATATCTTGCTTCAGAAGACAACTATGGTAAACACATCCATAAGTTCAATGAATTTAATAAAGAAGACATCGTTGAAGAATTGACTGCTTATAACAGTTATAAACCTTTCTACAATGGTGATTTCTTTGTGTACGATTTCAAAGTGAATAACTTCAAAGATCGTGCGAAAAATCCTGAAGTCGTTGAAGGTTTTGTTAATGAAATTCGTGGACAAATTGTTGAAGAAGGTATTAAACCTTGTCATGTTGAACCAGTAATGATGGCAGTAGAAGAAGACGGTACCGCATACTTCCGCATGTTGGTTTGGACTAATACTCCTAACAGTCATCGTTTCCTTCCTCCTGCCGTAGTGGAAGAGTTCATCAGTAAAAACCTTAATGTACTGACTTCAGTATTTTACGTGGCTAAAGACGTCGACATTAAACAATACATGGATGTGGTTACTTTGTCAGACGATTTGAAAGAACACATTGATTCTATCAAAGAATTCTTGACACCTGGTAGTTTTGCTGTTGAATTGAATCACTATCTGCAACTTGCTCGTGATAACTTTAATTTGCGTACGATCGATTACGTTAACTTAAATGGTGTGTCATTTATCTATAACAGCGGTATTCCGTTCTATTCTCGTCCTGTAGCTATTAATGGTAAAGTTGTGGTAGGTAAAGTCATTGATGTTAATGGTGATGATGTACAATCTGTTAGTAAACTCGATACTGATGTGATTACGGTAATGCGTAATTGCAAAGTACGTAACTATAGCACTAACATCATGGATACTGACCATTCAGTTGAGATTTGTTTTAAAGGTAAGAAAACTTATCATGAAGTAGTTAATAAGTTGGAAGAATACCAACACATCAAAGATCGCTTGCTGATCAGCAAACCAACAGTAAGCCATGCTGCATTCCACGATGGTCTTCCTTTGTTTGTGCTGAGTTATTCTAAAGCTAGTTCTTTCAGTACTAAAGCCATGGTATCTAAAGTTGATAGTGATGAAGACGAAATGTTCTTCTTATTCAACCATAACCAACTGCAAGGTGAATTTAATCATCCTTCTGCGATTATTAATTACCATTGTAAGAAACGAAGTTAATTAGTATATTAATACTCTACTACCTTAATCGGGTAGTAGAGTATTTCTATATTATTTTAAATCTATATCATTTAAGTGTAATAGGATTTTAAATTTAATCTTATTATTCTTTTTTTATCTAACTAAACAAGGAAATTTTAAAATGGAAAAAATGATTATCGTAACTATTTCTGTAATGTCACTGATTGGGATTATTTACTTCACGGCTGATTTCTTGGCTAAGATGTATTACTCCGCAATTCACACTCCAAACATCCGAAACAATCAGATCATCAAACGACTGATCTTAAAACATCTGACTGTCAAAAAGTCAGATCATGGCATCAACAATGATCAACAAAGTATTGGTATGTTCTTAGAAGGTACAAACTACACTCGACAATTGTTGGTGAACTTCTTAAACAGTCGTAAGTTCTCATTTGGTGTATTTGGTACACAGCATTGGTTATTGGAAATTAACAAATATAACCAAAGCAAAGTGGGTGAGTATGTTGTTGAAAACATCGAGATCTCTTTACTTAACGAATACTCTATCGAACGTAATAACTCAGAAGACAAAGTAACAGTATCTGAATTACGCAGTATTATTCTCTTGCTGACTGTTCGTCATTTCATTAATGAAAAAGGCGAACTTGTTTCTACTATTGAATCTATCGAACCTGTTAAAGGTGGTAACATCTTGTTCAATAGCAAGAAATAAGAAGCATTCCTACTCTCTGCCCCAGGAAGACAGAGAGTAGGAGATACTTTTTTAACGACAGAGCCAAAATATAAGACAAACCACTCTGTCAATCTCTTCTATTCAGGTAGAGTTATGCCTTATTCCGAAGGTACGACTTGTAAATCATCCTGAATAAAAGATTATTAGGTTTGTCAGAAAGAAGAAGAAGCATGGCTATCTTGTCAGCTATCTTTTCCTTTACCATTACAGTACTGAAAATTCTGCTAGAGTCAGATAAAAACCTAGTAGAAAAATCAATAATACTGATCATGGTAATTATGGCAGCAATCATTTTACTGGTTGCTGTAAAACTATTAGGCCAGAACTAATAGTTTTAAATAGGCTAACCAACACTTCTTCAAAATATAAGAGGTGTTGGTTATTTTTTTTAGTTTTACCAATCTAAGAATTTAGAAGCTACTCTAGTAACTGTATCGATACCTGTTTTAATTTTATCTTCTATAGTAGAAGTTTCAATCAATCCATGCAATATCTCTTTATTCTCTTCTGGTAGTTTCTTACCTAAGATTAAAGCTACTTGTTCTTCTGACCATTTTAAGATGTCTTCATTACGAGTAGAGATATTAGGTTCTTCCCCAGTATCTAGAGTTACTTCAAATAAATCCACATCTAGAGTTTGTCCAATACGATTGGCTCGTTTTACAGCTTGTTCGTATGTGCCTGACCTAAAGGGTAAGTTTAAGAATATTACTCGACTGGCTTCAGTTAAAGGTACTGCTTCTGATAAGGTTTTGTAAGTAGTAATTAATGGATTAATCTCACTGTCTTCCTTAAAGATCTTGGTCTGAAGTGCTAAACCATTACCTGAAGTAGTTTCACCAAAAATACTAATCGGTTTAAAACCTTTTAGTTTTAATTGGTATTCTGTTTCTTTTACTACTTCTACGTAATCTGTAAAGATAATCGTTTTAGCTTGAGCATTCAAGATTAAATCAGGTAAGTTAGATTGATAGATTTCTCCATCTTCAGAAATTACTTTAGCATCGGTTACTAACTGTTTAACCATATCAGCATTACAACGAGAACGAGCTTTACCTAAGATATTACCTAAAGCTTCACCCATTATTGTAAGCTCTACGTATTTATAAACAGATTTAGCTTTTCTAAATACTTTCTTAACATCATTAGGTAATCTTGGGATGATTACTTTATCCTCGTAATGGTTACACTCTAATACATATTGCTTGTGCTTAGGATCTGTAGGAGAATAACCATTATGTAATGTTTTTGCTTTAGATAAGTAATCTTCTAAGTCAGCTCTAAAGAAACTAGTATCTCCTCTACCTTTAACAACACGACTACGATAGACTTCTATCGAACTAAAGAAATCATCTTCGTATTTCTTAGCATTCTTTTGATAATATTCTTTTCTTTCTTTTACATAATCGATCATCTTATTCGATATGGTTTTTAAAGTATAGTCGGCTCCATTTTGTAAAGTTACTTTGACTTTATGGGTGTACTGCTCTACTCCAGATCCATTGGTCTTAATTTCAGACCTTACTAATTGTAATCGATGAGCCATTACTGAGATTGCGTAAACACCAGAAATGCCAAATACTTTTAGGAATGACTTATAGACACTTTTATCGAATAATCTATCGATAGTAGCAAACATTGTCATGGTCTCGGTACCTAATGCTTTAATGGGTGTTCCTGACATCCACAAACAGAATATAGGATCTATCTTAGAAACTAATTCTCTAAACTGTATAGATCGTTCTGAGTTATGTGAGTTTAATGAATGGCTCTCATCTAAAATGACTCCGTATCTTTTATTAGGAATTTTAATAGATTTTAAATAATCATTTAGTTTTCCTAATGATTCGTAATGACAAACAATAAAACGATCATTAATATCGAAGCCAGCTGGTTTACTAGGTCCGTGTAATATTGGCAATGACATTGAGTAAGGTTGTGGTTCTTTATAGATTCTAGTAATGGTTTCATCCCATACGTCATTAACTGCTTTCTTTGGACTAACGACAAAAATAGTGTCTATATCTAATATTTCCATTAAAGAAATGCTCGATATAGATTTTCCACTACCAGGTGGTGCGTCTAATAGATAACCATTAAGACCTAATAGTTTACTTTTCCAAATACAATCATCAATAAACTTATCTTGATAATCGAATAGTTTAATGTTGTTAAAAATCTTATTTAATTTAGATTTATCTATTTTTGGAATTGCATTAGGTTCAGTTTCATTAATAATTTTAATATTGGCAATGAGTGGAATCTTTTCTAATTCTGTTCTGATTGCTAATAGCTCTCGTCCAGATCTTATTCTTCTTTTAAACTTAGGATCTGTTAGCAAAGTATTAATCGCATGATAAAAATCAGGCAAGTAAAACATACTGAAAACTAAACGAGAATAACTAACGTTGTCTAAAATACTATAAAGCATTTTAGAGCCAATATATTTCTCTAGATCTCGACAAACATACAAGAATCTTAATCCGGTAATTTCTACCTTATTACGGACAGGATCAACTTCTACATTTAGTCCTCTTAGCAAATTTAGTATAGACATTTTATTACACCATTTTATTGTAAATAATATTCATTCAAACAAAATGACTTATCCTCTCCTGTAGCCTATTCAGCTACAGGAGAGTAAAGCCAATCAAACTCTGTTAAAGGAAAGTATTTATGAAATAAAAATCATTAACAAAATCCGCTCCGAGGTAAAATGAGTAGATCGATTCTATTTCATATAGTACTAACTTAAATTAATTTCCAATATCCCAGAATGCTCCTTCTTCTTCACCTTCTGCATTTCGAACAGATCCGAATTTAGACAACGAAGTATCCGTACCATTAACATCCCATCTTAAACCACCGATCTTTTGGAATTCTAAAATAAAGAATTTATGTTCTTCTGGAGTGTCATTCTGACCACGGTGTTTACCACGTGCAAATGTCTGATATTTACGTCCATTATCTTTTACAATATCTACAAACAATTCCAATTCAGGTTCACGAGACAAACCACGACAACCCTCGTAATAAGAACCATCAGAGATTTGCATTGCTAGCATCTTATTGCCTTGACGTTTTAATTCCATGGCATCTGGAGATAACTGAACAGGTGTAAGTAATGCAATATTTTTTGCAGCGAAGAAGTTTTTGGTTCTTCTAAACAGTTCTTGAATATCCGCATCAGCACGAGAATGAGACAAGCCATTCTTGTTTGCTAAGTTAAGATAGTCAATCAACGTTAAATGAATTTCGTAACCTTGGGATTCAAACTGCAATATACAACTTTGAATTTCTGCATAAGACCAAGTAGATGAGTCTGCACGAATGATTCTGATATCGTAACCTGTATCTGATAATTTCTTATAAACATATTCAGCAGCTTCACGTGAAGACAGTCTTTGCTTATCTTCATCTGTAATCTTTACATTCTCTAAGTTTTCTTTTAAAAGAATATAAAGGTTAAATAATACGATAAGCATGTCATCCTCAAAAGAAATCAATAGCATCAATGGTTTCTTTTTTTGGTCTGTCTGAAGATTCTTAGGGTTATTAAAGATACATCCAGAGATAAACATGGATAAGCTCACACCTGTTTTATTATTGTGTGCTAAACCACCTACAGTAGTTAATTGACCCAAACGTAATCCACCTCGAGTCATTCTGTTCATTGCCTGCCATGGCATCTTAATCGTACGAGAACCATCGTTTTCTTTACGAATCAATTCAAACTGTTCTGCTACTGCATCGATATCTGATAAATCCACTTCGCAAATAATTCCAGGAATTTCTTCACCAGAATAATTTACTAAGTCAATAATACCATTTAGATTAGAAGACATGTATTGATTCAAATCACCAATCTTATCTCGATTGAACTTTAAATCAAAAGTCATCTTATCTAAAAGCATGGTGGCTTTCTTTTCTTTTAGATATTTGTTTAATTCGAATCGATAAGATAGAATGGTTCTTTTTAATTCGTCCTCATCTAGCTGGAAAGAAATATTGTCTTGAATACTTTCGAATAAAACGACATCGGAAGAGCAAGCAATTCTAATGTGTTGGATTAAGTCATTGTAAGGAGTGGTATGTTCCTTACTGACCATGTTTAAAACAACATTCTTTAATTCATTTACTGTTGAGTCAGTACCAGAAATGTCATTTGAATTTATTTTTAAAGTAGTGATGACATCTAATACAAGTTGTTTGGATAAGTCATTTTCTCCAGACTGTCCTTCTCTAAACAGTAAGGAAATGCATTTTGCTAACAGTGCTTTTACATCCATTTTATTTAGACCTCGTTCATTAAATTAGTTTATCAGTTAGTTTACCAGCATACACTATTGATCTATTTTTATTTTGTCTTATTATAGTCGTTAGTTAAAATTATGAATTATTACCGGTAATTCTATTTTCTAGTTAATTATGCATAGATAGTTTAATACTTGAATTATTTCCTTATTAAACTATAAAAGAACAATTAAAGGATTGCAAAAATATGTCCGTACTAAATCTGCCTAATGATTCTATTAAAATCATTTTGGTACCTGAACCGATTGTAGAAGATCTTAAAGCAGTTGGTTATACAATAAATGATTTACTTTATTATGACAAAGCAAGTAAAGTTCTTAATAAGAACGCTTTGAAAATTTTTACTGTCTTGAATTCCAAATATAATCCTCAACGACTAGATTTCGTTTACGGTTCAGAGGTTCTTACTCCAGTGTTGAGTGAGACTTTGGACGTACGAGACTTATGGCTTGAAACTTCCGATCAAGATACTCGCGAAGAGATCCGTAATGATTTCGTTGCTAGTGATGACAATTCAGGATATTCTTTGGATCAATACGAATACGATGCTTCACAGGCTTTGCTTAGTGTACTAAATGGTCTTGATTCTGCTATGGCCAGTGGGAAAGATATTTATGAAGATATCTTACCTGCTAATGAGGGTAAGTATTTCTTTATCATTCTGCCTTTTATTAAGGCTACTAGTAATGAGTCATCCTCTCCTAGCAAAGAGACTTTAAGTATTTTTGCGAAAAATGTGTTGGCTACTATTTTGAGAAAAAGCGCATTTTACCATGATTCAAAAACTATTGCTCAAAGTAGTATTTTTGTCAACTATTTAGCTACTAAGTTAAATATGTAGGACAGATAATACGTATTTTCGTATTAATTTTCTTTACAGAAATATTTTTAACTAAACTTTTACGTAAAAGGTTAACCACAAATGTCTATTTTTAAGAAAAACGCTAACCGTTCACTCGGTAAATCTCGCGAAGCCTTGATCGGTGAAATCGCAAAAGAATTTTATTCTGATGTCCAACTGGGTCGCGAATCCGTTAGCCTGTTGGGTGCTTTGATGCTCTCTCGTGAATCTGTTGACGAATCTCAAATCGAACAACTGGATGAGACTTCAGGTTCTGTAATCGCTTCTACAGCCACCAGCATTTCTGATACTGCTAAAAAAGAAGGTGTTGAGCTGACTCCTGAAGAAGTAGATAACATCCAAGAAACTTTGGTAATTACTGCTAACCCAGAAGCTTATTTGAAATCTGGTGATGCTGACGAATCTGCTGGTACCGTACATGGTATCTTGGGTGGTGAAGTAGAAGCTGCTCCTGTACAAGTAGAAATGAGTAAAGAATCTTTCGAAGTACACGGCATGATGAACACTCTGGCAATGACTGTTGCTTACAACGTTCGTGCTGACAAACAATCTAAAGCAGCTGAGTTGTTCTTCCCTACTATTAACCTGGACTTCTCTTCTAACACTTATACCATCGACACTCAACTGTCTACTGTGTTCACTGAGAAAGAATACGAAGTAACTGGTAAACGTGACGCTTACCGTAACCAAAAACACATCATTAAATCTTTGCGTAACCACACCATCCTGAAGTCTAACTTCACTGATGTGATTCCTGTGTTCCGTCAAGGTCAAAATGAAGACTCTTTCGTAGACACTGCTCTGTTGCCAGTACGTTCTGTAGAGAACGACAATGGCGAGAAATTCCAAACCTCTTTGCTGCGTATCGGCGAAGAAATCAAACTGTTGGACATTTCTCAAACTAACCGCATGATCGCTCTGGGTATGCAAGACGGTACCGACCAAATCGCCGGTAACCCACGTCTGAAAACCATCGGTCTGAAAGTAGGTAACGATACTGTATTGTTCGAAAACCTGCAATACCATCAAGCTTCTCAGTTCACTTACTCTCCTAAAGGCGACCGTGAAGACATCTTGTTGACTTATGATGTTAACACTCACTTGCTGGACGAAAACACTAAAGCTGTTAAATCTGGTAAATTGCCTACTGAACTGCAAGCTCTGAAAGACAAAGGTCTGGAAGCTTTGGTACGCTTGGTATTGACTGGTCGTGGTAACACTGATACCAGCGCTTTCGAAATCACTTCTGGTTCTGTTAAAGTAACTGCTATCCGTGATGCTGTTACTAAAGAAGTTAAAGATTTGGAAGATCCAGCTCTGAAACCTTTGATCGACGCGATTAAAGAAACTGAAGTAATCGGTTGGGAAGTTGACGCTACCCGTACTAACAGCAACATCCGCGAACACGGTATGGTATTGGATAGCCGTGTACAACGTATTATCTACGGTGTACGTCTGCACTCTCCAATCGCTGTACGTCGTCCTTTCGATGAGAAAACTGACGTGACTGATGCTCAACGCGTTGACACTCTGATCCAAACCAACTACATGCGTCGTACTAACGCTGCGATCACTGCATTGTACGACATCTTGGGCATGTTGAAAGCTGCTCCACAAAAACTGGACACTACTGAACCATTTGCTCACTCTATCGTTGGTATTGGTCAATACTTCTCTAAAAACTACGTACGTGACGTAGCATTGGATGTTTACAAAACTACCCAATCTATGCAAACCACTGATGTTCGTGCTAACGCTTCTGCTGTTATCACTAACTTCGTACTGGCTGAGATGACTCAAGCATACACTTCTTCTGAATTGGCTGCTGCTTACGAAATCATCTCTGGTGGCGCTAACTTCCGTCCTCACGTAATTGCTATCGCCGACGTGTTCACTAGCAAATTCATCTTCCGTGAAGGTGATGCTCGTACCCTGGGTGATGGTTTTGACTTCACTATCGAAGAATGTTCTGACAACCGTTTGGTTGACCAAGACAAAGATGGCGAAGTTGGTACTATCTTCTTGTCCTTCGGTGTACCTAAAAATGGTTCTCTGGACATCCCTCTGTGGTTCGGTAACTGCTTGAGCAAACGCGAAATCCCACGTATCGTTAACCGCGCTCGTGGTAGCAAATACCAACACGAAGTAATGGTACAACCATGGTTCAGCCACATCTGCCACTTGCCAATCTTGGTACGTATCCGTGTGACTGGTCTGAAGAAAGCCGTTCAAGAGCGTATCCCTTTTGCTGTTCAAGCTTTGACTAAAGAAGGCGAAGTACCTCTGACTGCTGAAGCTACTGCTACTCCTGCTGCTCCTGTAGCTGGTGCTGGTGCTGCTGCTGGCGTTGCGCCTTAATACCAAGTAATGGTTTGCTAATCTTTAGCTAATATAGACTCTTACTCCTCTACTCCTTACGGGGTAGAGGAGTGAGGATTCTATGTTTATTTTATTTTAAATCTATACTATTAAAATGAAGTAATTAAACCAACTTTTATAAAGGAAACTAATTATGGAAAAGAAATACGAATTGGTTAAAGATGATTTTGTAATGGTCAACGGTAATAAGTTGTATCGTATTAAATCATTAATCGATATTGAACCTTGGGTAGCTGCAGGGCAATTAGGTGGTTATATTGAGAAAGAAGAGAATCTTTCTCACGTAGGCAAGTGCTGGGTCTATGACCATGCCATGGTTTACGATAAGGCAGTCGTTAGAGATAATGCGGTAGTATCGTTAAATGCCCAGGTATACGGACAAGCTATTGTGTCTGGAGATTCGATCGTTACCGACCATACAAAGGTGTATGATTTTGCTGAAGTGCGTGGCGATGCTCTTATTCACTACAGAGCTGAAGTATACGGTTATTCCTTAGTTGATGAACATACCGCAGTAGGTGGAAACTCTAAGGTATACGGTCATGCTTACGTTAGTGGTGTTTCACATATCGAAGGATTCGCAGAAGTATACGATTATGCAAGATTAAGATTTAATTGTTCAGTCGACGGTCAAGCTAAAGTGTATGGACACGCTATTGTGGATAAAGATGCTTTTATTACTGATCATGCCACTGTACATGATAATGCTATGTTAAAAGGACATGTCCGTGTTAGTGGATATGCTTCTATCTTTAAAGATGCTAAGGTGTACGGTAGTGCCAATATTGACTTTAAAGTGACTGGCGAAGATGAAGTGATTATCTATACTGATCCGACCGATCCTCGTTATATCATTACGACTTCATCTAAACAAGATTGGTTTAATTCTTTTAGGTTCTCTGGTCCGTCTAAAGACTTTATGGAAGAAGCCAATAAGTTAGGGGAAGAAAAAGCAAGTCTCTATAAAGCGATTGTGGATCTACACTTGAGCCTGTACAAAGTACGTTAACTAGATATATACTCTCTTACCATTACAGGTAAGAGAGTATTTCTTTTTTTATATTTTAGATTATTTCAGATATATACTATTAACGTGAACCTAGGAAGGAAATTTCCATTCCTATTAATCTAATCAATCTTTGTATAAGGAAATATTAAAATGTTTGCAAATGAAGTTTTTGAAATCAACGCCATCTCCAAGTTGAACACAATCGCTCCAGTAGCTCTGGGTGTGGAATTGAAGAACTTATTCGATAAAGTAACCCGCACAGGTTACTTCGATCAACACGACTGCCAGACTAAACAATCTGGACTCTATGGTGTACTAACCATCAATGGTAAAAAGAACCTGGTAGCAATCACTCCAGCTTCTAAATATGGCTTCAGCCGTATCGAAGAGGTAGAAGGTCGTCCAGAACAAATCCGTGGATCTATTGGTGGTACCTTCAATACCACTAATGGCTTCCAAGGCATGAATGCTGACGATACTCTGGAAGTCATTATGCAATCAGAATCATTTGTATTCTGATTGTAAAGAAATAAGCTCCCCTAAAAAGGAGCTTATTTCTTTTTTTGATTTATTTTAAACCTATACTATTATAGTGTAATCTAACTCATTAAGGATTTAAAAATGGAAATTAAATTAAGCTCTTTAGAGAAATTAAACTTGGTTAAAAAGATAGTAGCCGAGTTAAGTCAATCTGAAGGTAAGAACATTACTGATGTAATTAATAAGTTTCCTAAATTAAGGGAGCTATTAGATGCTTATAAAAAAGAGATCGGCAATAACGATGATGTCGAAGTCTTAAATAAGCTTTTAGAAAAAGCAGGAAATAGAGACAATCCTGAAGTTAAACATAGGATAGTTTATAATAAAGCTGGAGATCCATCAATCATTTCAGATTACAACAATATCTGGATCCCTTATTCATTTAGTTGGATTTTTAATTGGAATGATAACACTTATGTGAAAATTCAACCTAAGAATAAGAGTGAAGATATTTACCATGTCTTCATTAGTCCTGATGGTTTGATCAAAATTAATAAGGAAAAGAAATGACAGAATTCCCAAGAACCAGATATATCAGAGATATTATCATTGGTGAGTTTACGCTTCCTAAAGGAAATCTTAAAGCAAAAAGATTGATGGAGGAACTTTATAAGGAGGGTTTAAAAACACATGACCGAGTAAGAACTACTTACATCATGTTATCGAATACGACTATCTTTATCCATTTTTATTTAAGAAATAACTCAGGTAAAACAACTTCTGTTTTAAATCTGTATAAAGGTGGATTAGAGATGTATTCTTTAAAAGAATTAAGGGAGATTATTTATAATCTCTCTCAAGCTTCTTTGAAGTCTCAAATTAAGAATTTTCTAACAGAAGAGGAATTCGAAAGACATATCATTGAAAAATACGATATGGATTTAATCCAACTTGGTCTGTGTTTCAAACAAAAGGAATTTTAAAATGGAATGGTTAAACTATATTCAAAACACTTACAACAAAATCCCTGATCATTTAATTATCGCTACATTGTTAGGTATCTTAGCATGGCATGTAGTAAATCTAATCGTACTGGCTGGGAAATCTTTCTTTCCTAACGGTGGGGTTTTGGTTAGAGTTCTATCCATTGGTGGTAGTGGTCTTTTCCTAGCAATAACGATTCGTTACATCGCAAATAGTTATGGTCTAGATTTAGAAGTATATTCCATCTTCTTAATCTTTGTTGTAATTATCCATTTATTTGTAATAGGATTCAGTTCTTATTTCAATAGTAGAGTTGCGGCGGCTCCATTTACTGCGTATATTTACATTCCTTTAAACCTAATCTTGTGGGTAGTGATTTCTAACGTATCTCTTAATGCTGCTCAAAATGCCATCCATATCCGTTCTATTTCCACACTTGCTAAATCATTACATGGCTTTAGACGATTTCCTAAATGGTACTTGGGTTTTATTAATGGTTTAATCCTAATGGGTTTGCGTAGTTGTTATCCTAACGATAATTACGAAGAAGTATTGAAAACTTATATGAATTTAAAAATCGAATATGAGAATTCAATCGGTTGTACTAATAGTCTTATTGAAGCCATTTCTAAAATGGTAGAAAACGAGTTCTTTATCGATATGGATACCAAGCAAGAGAAAAATAAACCGAGCGATACTCAGATAGAAAAGATGGCTAGTGAATTTAGTGAAACGGGTAAATCGAAAACTGCCGATGAACTTGGTTATCATTTAGGTGTTTTAGATTCATCAAAAAAATCTAAGACTAATAATGATGATGATAAATAAAGTGTAATTGAACAGAAGAGGTTGGTCTAAACAACTAACCTCTTTTATTTTTTAGGAATAACAAAATGGCTTACCATACTTTAATGATTGTGGAATCTCCTAATAAAGCTAAAACCATTACCAAATGGGTAGCTAAAGATGGAGTGAGAGTCATGGCTACATTTGGACACATTCGTGTATTAGATACTGATAAGCCACGTGAAGAAGTATTAAATGTAGAACATGGTTTTAAACTTAAATACAAAATCTCTCCTAAGTCTAAAGACCATGTAAAAGAAATGGTTTCTATTGCTAAGAACGTAGATACGATTATCTTAGCAACTGACCCTGACTACGAGGGTGAGGGTATTTCCCAAGCTGTAGTGGATGTATTAAAACAGAATAAGGTAAATCCTAAAAACATCTATCGTGTTACCTATACTGAAGTAACAGAGAAAGCCGTACGTGATGCGATTAACCAATCCATTAATACTAAACGTGGTATTGATGGTAATAAGGTTGCTGCTCAATCTGCACGTCAAGCTTTGGATTATGCGGTAGGTTTTTGGATTTCTCCTATTCTTTGGAAGATTTTTCCATCTCAAGGGTTGTCTGCTGGACGAGTACAATCTCCGTCATTGCGTATCTTAGCGACACGTGAAAAAGAGATTCGTGAATTTGTACCCAGTACTTATTGGCAGGTAAATGCATTTACTGAAAAAGATAAAATTGGTTTTGCTACTCGTCTTGTTCGTATCGGTACAGATACAATTTCTAAGATGTCTTTGAATGATTTGGAATATGTTGAAAAACATAAAAAGGCATTAGAAGAGTTAGTCGCTAATAAAGAAAAGTTACACGTTACTGATGTTAAAACTTCTAAAGTATCTCGTAAACCAAAACCTCCTTATACTACATCTACCTTGCAGATGGATTCGGTACGTAAATTAGGTTGGAATGCGACACGCACAATGCAGGTCGCACAGCGCTTATTTGAGGGGTCTGAGGTTCATGGGCATGGTTTTATCACCTACATGCGTACCGACTCTGTATCGCTCTCTGAGGAGGCTTTAAACAGCATTTATCGCTATGGTACCCAGTTCTATCCGAACGATGTATTGGATCACCCTAAACAATACGCCAGTAAGAACAAATCCGCACAAGAAGCTCACGAAGCGATTCGCCCTACAGACATTACCATTACGCCTGATTCTGTAAAAGCTAAATTCACACCAGATGAGTTTAAACTATACGAATTAATCTGGCAAAGAACTTTGGCTAGCCAAATGAAGCCAGCTATTTTCGATAGTACTCAGGTAAATCTTACATTCGGTAAGACTTATGGATTTAGAGCTAATGGTAGTGTATTGGTATTCCCTGGTTATCTGTCAGTGTACCAAGAAGGTGAAGAGATCGATGGTGAAAAAGATGACAATGTTCGACTACCTAGGATTAATGTAGGTGATAAATTACCTGTATTTGAAATCCAAGTATCTGAACATCAAACAAAACCACCTGCACGATATAACGAAGCTTCTTTGGTTAAGGTATTGGAAGAATATGGTATCGGTCGCCCTTCGACTTATGCGACGATTCCTAAAACTTTGCAAGATCGAGGATACATCACTGTTGAGAAAAACCGAATCACTGTAACTGATATGGGTATTGCAGTTATTGACTACTTGGTTGATAAATTCCATACGTATGTTGATTATAAGTTTACCAGTAACATGGAAGCGGATTTAGATAATATTGCTCAAGGAAACATTAATCGTGAAGCGATGTTATTTAACTTCTGGAATCCTTTTATTGAAAATGTCAAGCGTGAAGAGACTATTTCAATAAAACACAAAGGTGTGATTGAAACGACGGAAGAGATTTGTCCTTCTTGTGGTCAATCTAACTTGGTTAAGATGTTAGGTAAATTCGGTAACTATCTGAAGTGTACTCACCAAGGATGTAAATATACTCGTTCACCGGCTCCTAAAAAAGAAGCGACTGAAGTAAAATACATCGAAGGCAAATCATGCCCAAAATGTGGTAGTAAGATTGCTATTCGTAAAGGTTTTAAAGGTCGTGAATTTGGTAGTTGTACAGGATATCCTAATTGCAAGTATTCTTGTAATGCGGATGGTAGTGAAATTGTACGACATCAAAATGTCAATACAGGAGTGAAGTGTCCTAAGTGTAAGAAACATTACTTGTCTGTACGAATGGGGCGATTTGGTAAAATGGTAAGTTGTGATGGTTTTACCGCTAAACCAAAATGTTCTAACATCATTCGTAAGGAAGACTTACCTAAAGTATTGGGTAAGACAGAAGCTGAAGTAGAAGCTTTATTGAAGTAATGCAGTAGACTGACTATTCTCACGAGTAGTCAGTCTTTATCTTAAAAAATAAAGTATATTTCAAACCTATATTATTAAAATGAAGAAGTGATTCTTCATTTTAATTTTTCTAACTCGTTTAAGTAAAGGTAACAACATGTATAATACAATCTATAGCAATATCGAAATCACATCTTTCCGTAATGATAAAGGTGCTGGAGTTCTAACTTCAGAACAAATTGACGAACTCCATGCTATTCCTAACTGTATCGTTGTCACTCATTATAAACAAGATGATAAGGATGCATTTACATTAAAATCTATTATTGGTGTGATAACTGTCCTCACCACTAATAAAGATGTGGTGAGTATCTTCGATACCTGTAAAAAAGATAATGTCGTTGTGAATTTATTATCTTCATTAGGTGATGAAGAATCTCAGAAACACAATACTCCAAAAAAAATGTAATTATTTAATTGATTATTTAGATTTCGGTGTCGAATTTAGTGCCGAACAATTAAATAAATTAAAGATTGTACCAACCGCAGTTGTAGATAACCTCGAACGTTTTGATATTACAGAAGGTGTTTATGCTACCATGGTTTATTTCGATACTGTCATTGGTCGTTATAATGCCATCGTTAGAGATAAAACGGTTTCTATTAAATTAGCAACGGCTATGATCAGCGAAAATGCTATTGATCTTTTCGAGGAACTTAGCCAATCCTAATAAACCAAACTTATTTAAAGGAAGTATTAAATGGAATTAGAAAATAAAGCTAACATCTTTAGTTGTATTTATTTCTCTCCTGAAGTAAGTAGTGAAACGATTGAAAAACTTAAGAATGATCCCGTTGTTGATGTACTGGAATATCGTGAATATGACGAAGGTGACACGGAGTTTACTCTTGGTCATTCATTAGGACATTTTAAAGTTATCGCGGACGACGATGCGGCTATTCGTATTTTGATAATTGCTAAAGCAAATAATGCAAAAGTAGACATCATGGTGCCTATGGTAGATAGTCCCGCGTTAAATCATCTTTACTATTACTTGGAAAAGGAGAATGGATTCAGCAAAGAGGAATTAGATATTATTCGTAGAAATCCAATTGCGAAAGTAAAAGGACTTTCTAGAATAGATCTTAATGACAGGAAGGAAGGTACTCTATTCAATCTAGATACCGCGATTGGGAATATCGACGTTACATGTCGTAATGTAGATGTTTCTAGGAAACTTGCTTGTGGCTATGTCGATGATTCAGATATTGACTTATTTGAATATGTTGGTATAATGACGCCTGAATTTGAAATGTATTAAAAAAGGAAATGTACAATGGCTAAATTATTCTTAGTAAAAACAGAATCTGGTAAAGTAAAATACTTGAGCGTTGAACAAGTAGTAGAAGCGATTCCAGATGATCCTCTTAAACCTACTAAACTGGATCTTACTTTTGCAAACAATGCAAAAGAATCTATTAAGATTCATGTAAAAGAAGAAGATCCTAAATTGGCTAACCTTCTGAATAATGACTCAATGGCTACTGCTATCTTGGGTTATTTCATTCCAGATATTGACAATACTGAAACTGACGTATAACGCGTTTAAAATAGAGCAATGAAATATTGATTCTATAACCATATCGATCAACTTAATAAAAGGAAGTTAATGATGTCTAAAATTATTTTTGACAATGTGAAATTCAATACTGAAATCACTACTGAAGAAAAAGCACAATTGGAAACGATTCCAAACGTATTGGTTACTTCATCCAGTAATGATGGTAATGGTGTATCGGTATATAAAATCAAATCTATCTTGGGTGAACATTCTTTGGAAGTTACCGATGCTGACGTCAATGCTGTTTTTGCAGATGCAGTATTGAAGAAAGCTTCTGTAAACATGTTTGCTGATGCGACACCAAAACCAGTAGCTCGTTCTCATGGTTGCAGCAAAGTACCTAGCAATGTTGTACTTTAACTAAACTATTCCTCCCTACCTTTAATAGGGTAGGGAGGAGTATTTATATTCTATTTTTTATTAAGGATTTAAAATGACCACAATTCTTTATCACGAGAATGAAGTATTGGCCGATACCAAAGCATTAGAAATTATCTCTGGTACGAGTGGTGCGGGTATGTTTGTTAAAGGTAAAAAGATCTTTAACAACGATAAAATTATCGTTACCTTTTTCAATAAATTCCCATGCGAAAAAGATGAGGAAGAAACGCTAAGATTGTCAGAGTGGGTAGCTCGTTATGTTCTTAGTCTGGAAGTACAATTTAAAAAACTAAATAACGATATAGAAGCTTTTGGCTTATATCTTAAAAATTATATTTTCAATACGGTTATTAATAACAACATTGAGAGTCTGATTAAGTTAAAACAAGGTAAATATAAATTTGGAGAAAGTATTGATGAAATCATTCTAATATTTACTAAAGACAAAATGATTTCTATTGGTTGTCGTTCTGAAGTCATTGACAAATATAAAGACGAAGAACGAATCGGTAAAGGAATGGGTGTTAGTCTAGATGCTATTTTAGATGAAAATGGAGACACCGTACTTACTAAGAATCCTGTATTTATTGGTGTGTACGATCTTGACGATATTGATTTTCTGTATAGTGGTACTGGTGGCGCGTATATTACCAGTTCGGTTAAACTAGGTATGTCACCAAAACAAGGTTTTAAAATAGCATTATTGTTAGACAATGTTTCGTCTTGTGGTCTTACTAATGGTAATCCCATTATCCATAGAACTACTGATTTAAAAACACTAAAGCCATTTAGTAAAAAAGATCTTGAAAACATTCGTAAACTTGATATTAAGGAAGATGTAAAATGATCATTATTTATAAAGAAGGTAACTTACTTATTCAAGATAGTTATCTTACTCGTTCTGAAAGATATGGAATGGCTAATCATCCGTTACCTAAACCTTATTTTGATATCCATCGTGGTTCATTAATTGTTCCTCTGTCTCCTGATTTCTTATCTCACCAATCTGACTATACTGCAGACCATCCTGAATATAAACATTCTGTAAATTTAGAAACGCCATTGTTTAACTATAATGGATTATTACTTGCCGAGTTTACAGCAAGTAATATTAAGCTTCACTTTGCAAACCAAGATAAGAATATAAGTGATTTGTTACCTATTTATCATGTAGTGACTTATCCTTACTATTCGTTATTAAACCAAAGTGAATTTGCTTTTACCTCTAATTTCAATATTCGTAATGAATTGAATATTCTGATGTTGGGCGGTACGCGATTTGATAAATTAAAAGAATGGGTTTACACTACTTCAGAACATTCTGATGGTTATTTAGTAACTGTCTATAAAAAACAAATGGACATAAACATCAAAGAAATGTTGTATAAAATAACTATCGACAAACCTAAAGATATGGACGATACTTTATTGAAATTTATACAAATACAACATAAACGTATCCAGAATGATGAAGCTCAAAGTGATGAGCGAGAAATGGAAGTGCTTAGCATCGTTAATGGTGTTGTTATAAAAATCATTAATTCTGTTAGTCGTAAATCTATAATGTTACCGGTTTATGGAGATTCAGATGTTGAAGATTAAAGTTGTTAAACGTTTTAATTCTAGAAAGGATTATTTAGAACATGTTCCTAGTCCTAAAATCTACGATATCGATAAAGGGTCGGAAGATTTAACGATAGATAATTCCCAATACCTTAAAGAGATTAGAAGCGAAATTTCTGAACTTTATATACCTTACAGTAAGAAATTCAATGCTAAGCTTAGAAAAGTATTTCAGTATAATAGCAATCGCACCGAGAAACCAAAAGGAGTATTGATCGAAAGATTAGTACGTACTTATCTTTTCACTATGGTTGCGATTTTGAATCGAAACATTGGTTTGATGGAAAAAGGACTATGGCCTATTTCAGATACTGAAAATAAATGGATTGATTTTGGCTACTTTGATTTTGAAGAAACCTTTATTAAGACATTTAAGTTGGGAGAGATTTGGTGTGACTATACCGAACCTAATCGATCTAAAAGCTTAGCTTATAATCTGTTAGTACCTAGGTTTAAGAAGTTCTTAAATGAATGTACGCTTAATAGACTTGACGATTGTTGTTATGGTGATCTCTATGCTGCATACTGGGTAGAGGATTTTATCAGGCATCACAAAGATAAAGATGGTAAAGTCTTGAACTTTGTTAAAGATTTTAAACACATTAATGAACGTACCAATACTACTATGTTAAAAGTACATAGCAAAAATTATCGAAGTAAGGTTACTCCGATTAAGTTATCTAACTGTATTGGTGTGGTACTATAGATTATTTCAAATCTATACTATTTAAGTGAGAGGACCAGGAGAAGCACTCCTGCCGTCCTAACATTTATTCTAACTAACCAAAAGGAATTTTAAAATGAGTAAAAATACTATCGTGTTAAACAACATCGATGAATTCAAAAAATTCACCGAGGATCGAGTTCTTCGTGCATTTGCGAAAGAATTTGTCGGTAATGAAAAGTACCACCTGGAAGACATGATGGAAGCGATTCGCTTCTATGTGTCATTCAAAACGATCAATGTTCCTAAAGAAAGCAGTTTTCCCATCGTATTCAAAGTGGACGAGTATAACTCAATGCTCGTCGTAAATGGTATCGATAAGTCACCGCTTCATCGCGGTGGTAAATTTATCAATGATGAATTTGATAAATTCATGGAAACCGTGTCATCTAACCTGTCTTATGATTCTACGAAAGGTCTGGTTAAGATTGGGGAAGCTCTTGACGGTCGCTTTGTGGTGGAAACATTCTTCTGTTATGAACGAGTGAACAAACCAGAACCAAAAGTATCAGGCAATTCTTCAGAAACAATGGAACTTGTAGGTGTTCCATCTAAAGGTGAAAAGGTTGTTCCTAATGATCCTTTTAAAGTAGTCGTGAAAGACAAGACCATCACGGTGAAAGTATCAAAAGGGTATATCGTGAACGTGGAGTCTATGTGATGAACCTGTTCATAAAAGCTCTTGGATTATATGGTATTTATAAGTTAGGTGAATTAGCTTATAACCACACCAATTATTATCAACAGCCTTATACAGCACTGGCATTCTTGTTTATCGGCATCATTTATTGTGTCGTAGCAAGCTTCCGTTAAAAATAAAAAGAGACCAAAAACTAATTGGTCTCTTTTTTTTTAGTTTCTTTTCATTAACCTAATCCTATAGGAATATTATTATATCATGTTACTTTCTATTTCATTACAAGATCATCAATACGAACCTATTTTTGGTTTGAATGTCGATAATTCAGATCAGACCATTCGTGATTATCTTACATTCCGTTTACCACCTGACCGTGAAAGCATTGATCTTAAATCCTACTATCTCACTGATTACATTCTTCGTAAGATCGATGATCGTCGTAAAGAATACGAGGAATATGAAAAAGAATATAAAAAGTGGGCAGCACAATATGAAAATCTTTCAGATGAGCAAAAAGAGTTGTTTAAGAAAGATCAATATATCGATGGTGTGATTGGCCCTGCTCCTCGTGCTCCTGAACTATACGATGGTGTAATCATTGAAGACGTACCAGTTTACATGGTAAGTAATTTGATCGACTACCTGAATCGTCACAATGTTCGTATCTACTTTAACTACGAATATGAAAGTATGGTTTTCTCTGAATTTAAAGAAACCGATACCGTAGGTGTTTACGATGTAGTGGACAAACCATCTGGTAATAAAGAGCACAAGATCTTCTTATACTCTACCCATATTTTGGATATTGATGAAGTAAGAGAATCTGTTAAAGATGTCTCTATTCCAACAGCTAACAAATAATATAAATAATACTCTCTACTCCCTAATAAGGAGTAGAGAGTATTTATCTATTATTCAGTTAAAACTTTATTATCCAAAGGAATCTTGAATTTCAAGTGGTGAACATTGTTTTCCATGTTTACTTTGGATTTTTGAATATCCCACCATTTATTGCCTTTAAATACATGAATGTTAGCAAGAGCCATTGCAAAGATATTATTTGTACAACTCCATTTAACATCATCTACTTTACCATCTAAGTTACATTGGAAACGGAAGATAGGACGGTTCAAGTTACCTACTAAATCAAATACGTTTTTATTGATAGAGTATGTTTCAACCGTACCATTAAAATGGATACCTTTAGCACCAGAGTTAACGCTAATAACTTCGATAAAGTTATCTTCTACTTTAATGGTACGACCTGCACCAAACTTAGCTTTAGTAGCTTCTTGAATTGTAATAGGTACAACAATCACATAGTCAGCACTAAAACGATTATGGGTGATAGAAACATTACCCAGGCCATTACTAACGTTACCTGGGGCGTCCATGAATACAATGTAATCCACTTTACCACAAGAAATATCGTTGTCACTAATGTCCCAATTAGGAACCACATAGTCAGCCGTATTCTTATTGTAAATCTCAATTACACGGTGTTCTCCACGTTCGTCGTGGTTAATACCATATACACGATTACCTTTGATGACATAATTAGGATCAGGTACTTCATTACCCCATGGTTGTTCTTGCTGAGGTTTTAATTCAACACGAATACCACACTGACGATAATAGTCTTGTTTAAAATTAAGCGCACGGCCATCGGGAACGTCATCATCTCGATCCAAACGGAAGTTAGAGTCGAAAGTAATATCGTTATTGGTAATGATACAATTCTTACCTGGGAAGCCACGGTGCTCTACAGCGATACCATGGAATCGGTTATTGAATACTTGGTTATCCGTAATCACACCATCCCAACCATCATGTACATCAAGACCTTTACGATAGTTATATTCTACTCGGTTTTTCTCAATCAAGTAGTTTGTATTTACTGTACCACTTGACATGGTAATACCGTATCCAGTACCACCATCTTTTTCATGACCATTACGATAACAATGGTTACCTTTAGCAACAAAATCTTCTTGCCATGCGGCTAAGCAACCTGCAACACGGTTATGGTGAAGTACGCAGTTTGTCACCACATTACCTTTAGGAAGTCCCATCTCTTTAGGATGTAAACCTTCTCGGTGATGTTTGTATGCCATGGTACCTACTTTTTCAGCATTAACAATACCAACATCAGTAGTGTTTAAGAAAATACCAGCACGGTTACAACCACTAATCTCAACATTAGAAACTTTACAGTAGTTAGTGTGTTCTAAGTAAATACCATTCACACAACCAAAATAAGTTTGAGCTTTACGATAAAACTCACCTTTGTATTCTAATGTAATAGCCGAGACCACTTTTTTATTTACTCGTTCAAGCAAAATCATTGCATCGTTACGAGCATCTGTTAAGTTTGTATTTGGGTTCCAGTCAATAGATTGTGGACGATCTGTCCAGATCTTTACTTTTTGTCGATTCTCACCAACAATACCTAAACAGTCTGTAAACTTTTCATTTGTAATTTTAATAGGGCGATCAATTTTATACTCGCCTTCTTTAATCAGTACGTAATCGACTTTTTCATGAGCTTCTTTCAAAGCTAAGTCCATTGCGTCTGAGAAACTAACACCTTGTGTCAGATAGTTGTTAACAACAATCACTTAAAATTCCTTTCAAGTATGTCTTTAATAAATGCAATATACCGAACCAAAGGATTATTGAGTAGGACTATTGCTTAATAGTTAATTATGTTTTCTTCTCGATATGTGTTTGTTTGGTTCATAGATTTTACTACATTTTCCCTATGATATACGTCTTTTATTTAATTGTATTTAAGGAATAATTTATTATGCCTATTGATTCACCTTTAAAATACTCTAGGGAATCCTTTGATTTAATTCATGCGGTTCACAATAATAACTTCAGATTTAGTCCAGAATCAAGAATGGTTGGACTTACTGAAAACACTGATAAATCAAATCAGCCTGTTACTAAACAATCTGTATTGGATGTATTTAATACCCAAGTAATTGAAAGAATAAACTATCTTGCAAAATATAGTAAACAGCTCTGGATGGTTGATGTAGGTGATTACGGTAACAGTACTGACCCTAACGCTCATCCATTCTTAGTAGATCACTTAGGTTATAGTGATACTAATAATGAATACGGCGTCATGGCTGTTAAAAATTATCTGACATTGAATGACTTTAGAGACCAAGAAGGTGCGATTACCTACGATGATGCCGCTAATACTTTTAGTGGGGCTATTTCTGATCTTAGTCGTTTAGGTAGAGTGAGAATTGTAGTAAAAAAAGGAAGTACTCCTTATAGCGATAATACTTATTATGCTATACTGAATACCAGAGATGAAAACCTGATCAATTACAATACAATTAGAAATTCTATTGTGGGTTCTGGTAATTTTAATTCTATATGTAAAAGTTGGGCAAATAAAATCATTGATCGAGCTAATAATGTCAATGTTATTTACTACGAGTATAAATTACCTGATCCACCACCTCCAGCTGAAGGCGGTGTAAAATTCTTAAGAAAAGAAGCTTACTTCGAATCAGTTAATCTGGATGGAGNNNTACGACTGCTTATTTCGAAATCCCAAAAGTTACTCGAAACTTAAAAGGTGTCCGAATAAATATATCTACCAGCGCTAGGTTAAGTAATGATGGTCGCTATGGAATAACAGTATACAACCGAAATAGCGGTGTTATTTTGGGACACATCCATTGGACTCATGGTACTGGGAATAGGACTTTCTATTTTGATAATCCTATATCTTTATCCAGAGATAGAAGTTACGATAACTTGATCCTTATGCTGAATACCAAAGTTACTGGAGACAGGGGTGATGCCATGGGTATGGTTGCAGCTATCGAGGAATTAATATTCGATGATAATATAAGAATAAGTCATGTACCCATATACGCTAATGCAAGTAGTATAAACCAGGAATTGATAGGTCCAATATTCGATAGTACTGGCAACTTTCTTAAAATCACTTATAAATACACGTTAAGAGATTGTTACGCTAAACCATCAGTGATAAGATCTACATTCTCTCATTCTAATCAAAATGAACATCATTTTATCGAAAGAATTGAACAATGGAGAGATGGTGTTCGTATCGGTATAAGTCAAAACCCGACATATACCGAAAATATAATCGCTAGAAACGTACTACGTAATGCTTCTAGATTTAACGGTAATCGACACAATACATTAATTACCATGAGGCATGATGTTTCTAATTTAGATTTTAAAAATGGTGACGAATTAAGATTTATATACGGATATATTTATTATCAATCTAACTGGAGACTTGGTAATAATTATAATGGCACCACCGACTTGCAAGTATTTGAGCGCGAAAGACTACAACTATGGATTGATTCAGTTCTTTGTAAAGAAGAATTAATCAGTCAATAATATATTTTAATATTTAATAAGGAATGAAAATGGCGATTAGTCTCCCTAAGAAATATTCCGGAAAAACTCTAATCCTTTTAGATAAAAATGAAAGTGTAAATTTAGTAATGACTCCAGGAGCTACTGAAGTAGAAATTCCTGATGAAGAAATTATTGATAAATCAAATCAACTGGTTACTAAGCAATCAGTACTGGATATTTTTAATAAACAAGTATTGGATCGTATTAATTTGTTACCAAAATACAGTCGTGATTATTTTTTCGTAGATACTGGAGGCATGTTTGGGCCACATGATGAGAATATTCACCGTAATCTCGTGTCTATGTTAGGTAATGCTTATGTCAATAATGATTATGGTTTCATGTGTATGCATGACTATGTTAAGCTTTCTGATTTTAGAGACCAAGAAGGTGAAATTACTTACGATGACTTAGCTAATACTTTTAGTAATGTAATGAAATCTTTGAGTCGTTTATCTAGATTATTAATTACGGTTAAAAGAGGTAATAAAGATTTCTATAAAGAAACACGACTAGCTATTTCTCCAAATTTTGGGATACCTTCTAGTTATGCAGTTAACTATGCTGAAGTACGTAATGAAATCATTGATTCCGGAAGATTTAATGATATTTGTTATAAATGGTATAATCAGATAGTATCCAATGCTATGCTGAACACGATGAGTTATACTTATAAGTTACCAGATCCTCCTTTGCCTTCAAACGGTGGAGTGAGATTATTTAAGAAAGAAGCCTATTTCGAATCAGTTAATCTGGATGGAG